TAGCATACACACAACAGTCAGGACGCAATATATGAAAGACAGATGCGTACTTTCTGGCTTGTTTCTTAGCCTTAGTATAGTGACCAGATTTCCCAATGACTCTTTTGCATTCAATCACGAGCAGAACATTCTCGCTTTCATATAACAAATCACCAGCACCATATTCTTGAGATATTATAACATATTCTTCACGTTTTGGTTTACCAAGCACTTCTTTAACCCTATCAAGGAGAGTTTGTTCAGTAGAAGCAGCCTCGGGAGGCAAGTTTGGCAAAGCAAGTGGATTGGTTAGTTCGCTAAGATCCGAGTCAGGCGTGTGGGTAGTAACATCAAAAATATCGATGATACCAGCTTGTGTAGTAAGGTCGCCATATTTATCTTGCCACATAGTGACACGATCGTCAAAAGTTAGTTCAAGATCTAAAACGGGTAAGTTTGCCCGTTGGGATATGGTTTTCATTTGTTCTCTGCGGTGTTCGTAGACTTCACGTCCATGTGCGAACCACTCACGCAGAGCTCCACTAATATTCATTGATGACACCTCGTCGGGTGTTACAGCCTTAGACTTAGTAATGGAGTGGAGAGATTTGAAAATGCTATTCTCCTCTAGCATGCCCACAATAACACCGAGAGCAGGTTCGAAGCGATCCTTACGTTTTAGGAAATCAGCTCCGTTACGGTGCATAAATTGGACGGGTTCAGACACTTTATCGGGCATGGTGAACTGAATATCATACCTTTCAAGGAACTCGGCCATTTGCTTGTGGTTAAAAGCATCATAATCGGGGTGTACTGATCCCTTAGCATCATCGCCATAAGTCATGATGTTACACACATCGCGTATGGTTGCTGGACGACCTAAGCCTAAGTCCTTACCCATTTTGGTTCGTTCGTCTGAATTGTATGCGTCGAACCAAGCTAATCTGTGTAAAAACGAATTGACAATACTGTTTATATATACTGTCATATTGTGTCCGGAGGGATTGGTGCCCATATACCGGAGTAATGTACCATTGTAAGCCACAAGAGGTGTACATACCTCATGTGCAAGAATCCTCATGCGTGCACGATCCTGAGTTGTATAATTGCCAGACCATTGTGCAATATCAATGAGTGTTGAAAATGCGGCCAATGTTAATTGGGCTGGC